TAATACAACCTCTTGTTGCTAAATTATAGTATACGATAGACGATATTAATATAGCAGTATATGTGTACCACATTGCCTCACCAATATTATCTTTTAAAACTACTAAGTCAAGAAGTGATTGTTTTTTCATAATATCTTGATATGCGTTTTCAACCATTAATGGTTTTAATAAATCCCATACTTGAAGAAAATTTTCAGGATTCATTTGATTAATTAGAATCGATTTGTTACCACATATTTTCATAATAGCTTCCGCGGTCGATTTTAACTCTTGTTGTCTAATTGGATCCGATGTGCTTTCAATTGCTTTATTAATATCTGTATCTATCAAAATAGTAGATAATATATTATTTGCTGAACCCGAAATAGCAAAATAACCAACTACATCAGAAAACGCACCTTTAAATCCAGGGAACATCATAAGTGTAACGACCAATATTCCGAATATAAGTATCCACGGAATAAATGTGAATAAAGCTGCAGCTCCCATATTTTTACCAATTGAACCACCGCACTTTGTCATAAGATAACTACTATTTAAGAAAAATTGTGAAACCACAATTGCTAACAAGTATAAAGCTAATCTAGGCATAATAGAAGAATAGTATGTTGTTAGTCCAGTAGGATCATTTAGAATATCCAATGTTAATTGTGGTTTACCAATAGCAGGAATAGCAAAGTAAACAATTGTGAGAATAATAAATATGATAATTGACCAGAATGATATATCCATATAGATAATATGTATAATTTTTTTTTGTTTTTTAAAGGTAATTTATAGAATAGATATGGATACAAGTATTTCTAAACCAATGTTAACAGAACCAGGAGTTAAGTATTTTTTAAACGAGACGCTAAAACAATGTAGTGTAGTGAAGAGAGAATGGCATAATACATTGTGTAATATTGGGTTGTTTATAGCATTTTTGTTAGTTTTAGGTATACTTTTACTTTATAAATATAAGGGAAAACTAACACCGGAAGAAATAGAACTAAAAGAAGTTGAGAAAAAACATTACATATTATCTATGATAAAAAATTTTCAAGATGCCAAAGTTAGGGCACAACAAGAATTAATAACAGGCCTACCTCATTGGGAAAATGAGTTTTAATAAATATAAATAGATACAATAATTATATAATTATATTATAATGCCAAGTGAAGAAATATCAGTAAACGAAGCGTTAAATGAATTTTATAGAATGAAAGCAAAATATGAAGACTATGTATATACTAAATATATTAACCCATTAATAAACGACAAACGTATGAGTAAAAATGAAAAACGCCAGGCTTATGCTAAACTACCTAAACCAGAATGTATTAATTGTAAAAGAAATGTAGGTACAATATTTTCTATTACGGAAAATAAAGAGGATTTAGCAAGAGTTTTTACTGCAAAATGTGGTGATTTAGCCCAACCGTGTCCATTAAATATACAAATTAATTATAGTTTTCGTGAACAATTAGACGTTTCTATTGAAGATAACTTGAAAAAACTAAATAAAGTAAAGTTAGATATTATTAAGGAAAAAAACAACCTATTATTTTTTACAAATGCTAAAATGGTTATAGGACAAGATACTATGGCAAACTTTAATGTACTAACCGATGAATTAAAACAAATAACAGGCGATGCTGGATATTATATTGAAAAAAATATTCTTGTTAATGACAATCCAGTTAAACGCGACTTGCTTAAAAAAACAATCGATGAGTTTGGAAAAGAAATGCTTCTTCCATTTAAAAACTTTATTGCTGAATTTAATGAAAAAGGAAATGACCAAATAGCATCCGAAGCGGTGCGTTTTTATAAGGAGGAAATGATGCCTAAACTAAAAGAAATATTATATTTAAAATATGATACAACTATGGTAGAATATGACGAGATGTCAAAGGAATATAAATTAATGCAAATACCACACGCATTATATAATAACGAAAACTATTTTGAAAGTGAAGATAAAGTTGTTAGTTTTGTTAAAGGTGTAAAAAAATCAAAATCAGGTACATTAAAAGTAAAGGATATTATGACGTTAACTGATGAGAAAAAGAGAAATAAGAAAACGCGTAAAACCAAATTAGCTGGAGACTTGGATATTATTGAAGAAGATTCTATTCAAGATAAAGGTGACTATATTAGTATTTATAATAAATTGCCAAGTAACCTAAAAGAGGAATTAAATAAATATCCTGATTGGTTAAATGATTTTATGAATAATTGTATCCAATCGCGTAAAAATAATAAAGTGTGTGATTTTATTTCACCTAAAAACTTAATTTTGCCACCAAATCAAGCGCCAGATACTCAAATTTATGACTTTGGGTATGAACCATACAATAGTGTATTTAATAGCTTGTCGAATGAAAGCAAAGACATGTATTTTAAGTTAGTAAAAGTGGATGAAACTGGAAATTCAGATTATACACTATTTAAGAATGCTTTAACAAACTTGGTTTCTAAAAGACTTGGCTTTCAAAAAATAGCAATGTAAATCGAATTATTCTAACAAAATAAAATACACATATATATAAACAATGATAAGTAAATATATATCAATTCCTACTTTGATTGTTAGTTTTATGGTAGGTTTATTATTTGTTTTTATACTTGGACCCGAACAAAAATCTATATATATTTATCCAACCCCAGATAATTATACCAAAAATTTATATCAAGACAAAGCAAATCAATGTTTCGAGTTTAAACCATTGCAAGTAGATTGTCCATTAATGCCAAAAACAATTCCAGTTCAAAACTAACAAATAATATAAACAGTATGATTTGATATATTTGAAATATTAAATATATAAGTATATATTAAATGCATTTAAGTAAATTTGTACATAGTAGCACAGGCAAATATATAATGTCGATGATTATGGGATTAGGTTTAGCGACACTTTTTAGACAAGCTTGTAAAGGGGCTAAATGTAGAATGCTAAACGCACCACCTTTGGACGAATTAGATGACGAAACTTATAAAATAAGTGGTAAATGTTATAATTTCGAAAAAAATCCAGTCAAATGCAATAAATCAAAAAGAATACTTCCTTTTGCGTAGAAAATAATAGTCTTTGAATATTTAGTAATTATATTATGACAGATATAAATACTAACACGAATATAACGAATATAACTAACATTATGGATTTGCCTACAGATGCGACATCCGGTGGTTCTATTGGAGGAAATATTAGTTTAATGATTAATGAGCAACCACAGCAACAAATGTCACAATCAAATGAGATTTCATTAGACCAAACAACAATTAGTCAAATAGTAAATGGTCTGCAACAAGCAAGTATGACTGGAGCAACTCAATTGCCAAGTAGAGATTTACCAATGAACACAGAAAATATTATTAAAGATGCACAAATACAACCAAATTATGTGCCACCACCTTCAAGTCGCGATTATATTAATGAAACAGATGACGATATTAACAATTATTATAGAGAAGAACGTATAAATAGTTCACTTGATAATCTATATGATGAAATACAAACACCCATTTTACTTGCTGTATTATATTTTATATTTCAATTGCCTGTTGTAAAGCGTTCAGCTCACCAGTATCTATCATTTTTGTGTCATAGTGATGGTAATTATAATATTAATGGTCTTATATTTATGTGTGCTTTATTTGGATTTATTTATTACACTATATTTAAATCGATGAAACATTTTAGTAAGTTTTAGATGTGAATAATATATATTATTTGAAACCAACTTAAAGACCTTTAAGTCCATTTGTAATAATATATATTATTTTAAACACGAATAATTATCGTCTTTTTATTAGAAGATGCTGATGAAGACGATGATGATTTTGTTTTAGAAGAAGAATGCTTTTTTGTTGTTTTATTTTTATTATTATTTTTATTTTTATTACTATTGTATCTTTTTTTACTAGTTTTGTTAGTTTTATTTCTTTTTTTGTTTGTTTTATTTGGCCTTGGTTTATGATTCGATTTGGGTTTTGGCTTTGGTTTTGATTTATGATATGTTTTTTTATTTAATTGTCTTTCTGCTTGAATTGCTTGACTTACTTTTTTGATTTGTTGACTAGATGATTCATCATTATCTAATGGTCTATATCTTAAAAACCATGCTTGAAACTCTTTACTTTCTTTTTGATCTTTAAGCTCAATAAATTTTTGCGCCTTTTCAGCACGCATTTCTTCAATTGTTTGTTGATGCCCCATACAATTCAAACTAAAACGTTTTAGTAAAACATGTTGTGTTAAACGATTTTTTTCCTGAACATCAAATAAAAAGTTTGACATACATAATATTCTATCCTTATCATAATAAGGACGATTTGCATATAAAAATGCCAAATAAAAACTAAGGATAGTATCGATTGTTGCTATTTTAACTTGATAATCATCTTGTTTAATAACATTGTAACTATGACAAGCAAGTGGTTCGTAAATAAATGCGATTGTATCATTCGATACTTTAATTTCATAATTAGGTGCTACTATTTCACCAATTCCAGGTCGTCGAATAATTTTAACATCTGTAATACCAATATTTGATAGTTTTTCTTGAATAAATTTGGCGGTTTCAAGCGGATTTTCTGATAATACATCGAAATCAGGAATTTTTTGTAATTTTCTACGCAACTCTTCTGGCATATATTGTGAATACAACGATAACGCATAACCGCCAAAAAATATTACACCTTGTTCTACAAATGCTTCTTTTACAACATCATAAATCTCATTTGATGCTCTGCTGTTTGTCATACGACGTTGAAAATCTATTTTAAGGCATTCTTTGCCTCTTAATGGATAGTTTTTATTTAATAAAGATAAACGTTTTAATACTTTTTCCCATCGAGACACATCTCCCTGAGGACGAGATAATTCTAAATACATTCCCATACGCAATAAATTTGGTGGACTATAATATATGCCTTGTTTTTGAATAGCATCTCTTTTAATCGCAGTAAATAATTCTTTGGGAATATAAGATAAATCCGCAACAGGAATAAAATCCACATATACTTTGTATGTTCCATGATGTTGACCTGATTTAGCTTCTACTTCTGAAAATCCTTCTCTAACATAAATATCAGATAGTTTAATGGCGTCTTCAAGTGCTGTTGAAGAATAAAAATCGTAATCTGGAATTTCCACGTCTTTATTATAAAACTGATCTTCTTCAGGAAGAATATTATTAATTGCGGTTCCTCCGTAGCATATGATATTATTTTGACGAGCAAAATCTTCAACTATTTTAATAATGCGTTGAATTTCTGGTGAATTTATTTTTTTTTCACCTTGTATTTTTTCTGCTCTATCAACTGCCTGACGAAGAATAGCCAGTTCACATTCTTCAAACGTTAATTCTTTGTCACATATTTTTGGTTTCATATACTATATACTATAATAATAAAATATTATTATAATATAATAAACAATCTATGACTAAATCAAAGAGAACTAACAAATCAGGACTTAAAAAAACAAAAAAACGCAGAGTTAATAAAACACATAAAAAAGACTCACCTATTAAAAAACTCATTTCTAAAACGCTACCAAATTTGTTAGTTAATAATGAAACATTTAAAACGTATGGAATACCACAATTAGAAAAATGGGAAAAAATGTTGAATAAAGATGGGATAACAAATGCAGATAGTCCGATAAAGAGACATATAACAAAGAAACATCTAATAAACAGACATATATCAAAGAGACATAAAAGAAAATCCAAAAAGTTCCTAGAATTATTTTAATAAATATATAAAAAAAGGTTTTGTGGGGCGAACGGGGGGTGCCCCCGTTAAATTTCAAACTTGTAATAATCAGATTTAATCGTTCTAGTAGCATAAGATAGATTGGGGTCTTGATTTGGTGGTGCAGGAACAGTAACAGGAACATATCTCAAGTTCTCAGGTTTTAATACAAAAGCGTGTCCATTCTGGTCAAAAAATACATCATTTTCTTCTACATTTGTATCAATATTTTGATAACGCATCGCGAGTAATTGGCAACCAGTTTCTCTTAATACAATACTACTTGGATTTTCAGGATTTGAACCTTTATCAGGCATAGCAATGGTCATTCCTAATTTATTCGATTCAATAAGTTCATTAATATCAGGGGCATATTTAATATCGTAGTAATGGAGTGCGCGCATAAAAACTGAATTACTTGTCATATTCACATATTCATAAAATTCTTGTGATTCCAAAAATGTATTATTGCTACGATCTACAATAATAACTACTTTACCCATTAAATCAGTCAAATTCACATTGCCCAAATTTTTACCCTGATATTCGTAACTATACTCTTTTCCAAGCAATATGTTGCTATAACTTTCTAATAATTTAGCAAATGTTTTATACATCTCTGTATTTGTACTTTTGATACGTAAGTGAATAATAATTGGGTCTTGAAAATTAGGAGCAGTAGATGAACTAAACGCATAATCCCGAATAATAGGCATTACCTCTGAAAATGGAACATAATTAAATGTTTCTTTTACATAATAACTATCAGAGGTTGATGTTGCTACAACTGGTTGATTATCAATGGAAAAAACTTCAAAATCTAGTCCTCGAACCCCCTGCTTCAATAAATTCTTTAAAACACAAGTATCTACATAATCGTTTTTATAATTTCCACCACTGCACGCGTTATAAGCGGATTTAATATAATAATCTTTAAATGTATATTGATAATCAGATAAGGCAGTGCTTATTGAACTAATTTTGCCGTTTATTGTTCCATATACATTTGTCATAGTATTACATTCTCTTTTTTTAAGTCCGCGATAATAAAAATAGTATATAAATCCAATAATAATAATAATAAACGTTATAATAGTTAAACCAAGTACAATATACGAATCTTTTATAGAATTAATATTTGTTTGAATATCTGGCATATATCTAATATATACAAATAAAAATAAAAATAAAGTTTTTTAAGTATAATTGTTAAATACCATAATAAAAATATAATACAATTATATATTATATAATTAAATAATGCCAGGAGGATTAATGAATTTAGTATCCCAAGGACAACAAAATATTGTTCTAAATGGTAATCCATCGAAATCTTTTTTTAAATGTGCTTATCGACAATATACTAATTTTGGACTGCAAAAATTTCGTGTGGATTTTGAAGGTTCCAAAACTCTTCGACTCTCAGAAGAATCATCTTTTACCTTTAAAATTCCACGTTACGCGGATTTACTTATGGATTGTTACTTGTCTGTCGCATTGCCTAACATTTGGAGCCCTATTTTGCCACCCCAACAAATAACACCTGATACAACTGCTCAAGGTCTAGGCAATATAGAACAATGGGCTCCTTATGAATTCAAATGGATTGACAATATTGGAGCCAAAATGATTAAAAAAATAAGCATTACATGTGGCAATTATACATTACAAGAATATTCTGGAGATTATTTATTAGCATCCGTCCAAAGAGATTTTAATGACACAAAGAAAGATTTATTTCTTCGAATGATTGGTCAAACACCTGAATTAACTGATCCGGCAAATGCAAATGGTCGTATTAATTCATATCCTAACGCATATTATACTGGGACACTAGCCGGTCCCGAGCCATCTATCCGAGGACGAATCTTATATATTCCATTAAATAGTTGGTTTGGACTAAAATCTGAAATGTCATTTCCTCTCACATCACTTCAATACAATGAACTACATGTTAATGTTACATTAAGACCGATTAATGAAATTTTTACAATTCGTGACGTGTTTGATGCAACAAATAATTATCCATATATTGCGCCTAATTTCAACTCATGGTATATGCAATTTTATAGATTTTTGCAACCTCCTCCTGACGTTTGTATTGATATTGATTCATATTCAGACCAACGAACTCTATGGAATACAGATATTCATTTGAATTGCACTTATTGTTTTTTATCTAATGAAGAAGAACGTTTATTTGCTCTTCAAGAACAAAAATATTTAATGAAACAAGTCCATGAACAAATATTTACAAATGTTACAGGACCAAATAGGATTGATGTTGACTCGCTTGGTATGGTATCAAATTGGCTGTTTTATTTTCAACGAAGTGACGCAAATTTACGCAATGAATGGTCTAATTATACAAATTGGCCTTACTCATATGTTCCAATTAATGTATTTCAAGCGCCCACAAATGGAACATATATAGTATATCGTTCTGAATCTGGTGGAGTTTTAGTACCTGTAGAAATAGGTCCAGGAGTGAACCCAGATGGTACTTTAACAGGTCTTGTTATTTCACCACCATATAATCCTCAAAATGATCATCTTATTTTAATTGCAATGGGAATATTGCTTGATGGTGCATATAGAGAAAATATTCAACCTTCTGGAGTATATGATTATATAGAAAAATATACAAGAACAACTGGAAATGCTCCACCAGGGTTATATTGTTATAACTTTGGAATACATTCAAATAATTCAAATTTACAGCCATCTGGCGCAATTAATATGAGTCGATTTACTCAAATTGAATTGGAATTTACAACAATTATACCCCCATTGGATCCTATGGCACAAAGTTTAACTATTTGTGATCCTGAGACAGGTCAAATTATTGGAATTAATAAACCAACTTGGCGTATTTATGATTATAATTTTAATTTACATTTATTTGAAGAGCGTATTAATATTATTACTTTTACTGGTGGAAATGCTGGGCTAATGTATGCGACATAATCAGAAAACCAAGGTTTTCAAGGGCGTATCTCGTGCCCGAGCCATTCATTTTTTATAATATTAATTAAATAATATATATTGTAAAATAACTTAAAGAAACTTGCGAATAGTTATTATATGATTATTAGACCCATTATTGAAAGTGATTTACAAAATGGTTATTTAGATTTGCTTTCACAACTAACAAACTTAGGTTCAGGGGATTTTGTAGCTAGATTTGAAAAAATTCAAAAAGATCCAAATATTATTATATTAGTTGCGTTTGATGAAACTATAAATAAGGTAGTTGGTGCGGGAACAATTTGGTTTGAGCCAAAATTTATTCATGGTTGTTCAAATATTGCGCATATAGAAGATGTTGTAGTTGATGTAAATTATCGTTCACTTGGACTAGGTAAGAAAATTATTGATTTGTTAGTTTCTAGTGCTAAAAAAACAAATTGTTATAAAGTTATTTTAAACTGTTCTGAAAAAAATATTGGGTTCTATGAGAAATGTGGATTTACGCAAAGTAATGTTCAAATGTCTATATATTTATAAATCAGAGTTAGATGGTGTAGGACCAGTATTATAAAATGTACCAGTTGTTGAAATAGTTGTTGGATAGTTGGCTTCAATCTTTTGTTCAAAGTTATTTAATCTATATTTTGACATCATTTTTCGATCGTGTATTTTTAGCCCTTCATTAAATGACTTTTCCCACATATCAACTCCTTGATAAGGACGTTTTAATACAGCATTTTTAGAACCTGGCGTGGCTTCTTCCAAATCTCGACTTTCTTTATTTATTAATGGACTATACGTTAAACCTTGTTGCCCTATTTTACCAGTATCTTCATAACCTTTCACATTACTATCAGGTTGTCTAAAAAATGATTTTGAATTTGGCAAACAACCAGGACAATCAATATCTGATGTACATTGGTTTCTTGTCATAAGACATTGTGATTTTGGACCGCAAAAGTTTTTACAAGTAATTGGGTCATTAATTGATAAATTAACTGTATGACTATATTCTGGACCATTTATTTTGTTGTAATCGATAATCGCGTTTTTTGGAAATGGTATTATAGGCATATTTAATGTGTATTCGCTACTAATCTGAGTGTTATTATCAAATCCCTCTTTTAAAGATATATAACCACCTTTTAATAAATCTTGAAACCAAAAAATGAGTAAATAAAATAGACTTAAACTAACAAAAATATATAATAATGTATATTTATAATTTAATCCCATACAATAGAATAAGATTAAAATATTTTATTGGATTATTAGTTTATTGAATATTTTGTTAGTTTATAAATAATATATAGTTTAACACAATGAATATTATATATTTTCATAATATATAATATACTAATTATGTCAACAGATACAAATACAAATTCTATTGATGAAAAAAAAGAAGAAACTAACAACAATACTACAAATACAAATGCGAATAAAACAAATATAAAAAGTTTTTTAACCAACTATGTAAGCAGTATTATAATAACTATTGGATTAGGTATATTTGTAATTGGTTCAATTGGATTATATACAACCAAAGTTGCTCAGGCAAATATTTTACCTGATAACCCATTATTAGCACCTTATACAGATATAGGACGCAATGTTGGTTCTTTGCCAATCGACATTAATATTATTAATGATATATCTTGGAGTGGTAAATTAAACAAAACTATATCCCAAAAAGCCATATTTGAATCAAAAGAATATTTAGATACATTTAAAAGTTCATTATTATGTTCATTATATAAATCATCTGATCCAAATAGTGGATTTTTTGCTAATTTTGCATTATTTTTATCCAAAGTTGTTACGAGTATGTATACAAAGAATTTTGCGTTTATAAATACATTTTTTTTGTATTTAAGTTACTTGCCTGAATCCCTAATTATGATATTATATGGAAGTCTTGGACTCATCTTTTGGTTTTTATTATATGGATTAAATTTTGTTTTAAGCGTATTTTATCATATTACAAGTATTCCACAGCTTTTTAAAAGCCCTATTGATGAAGATAATATAAACAATACTAGTTGGCAAGCAGATTCAGATGTTTCTTTTTCTATAACCAAGTTTTTATTCTTTTGGTTTTTATGGTTGCCATTAGGATTTATTAGTTTGTTTATTACACCTATTTATACTACATTTAGTACGATAGTTGCACCACTATATGCAAAATATAAAGTAATGGGTAATGAAACTAACAAAAGTATGTCTGTTCTTGATTTTATCGTAAACACACTTTTTTATAAAAAATCATTGTTTTTCATATTAGCTACTGTTAGTTTGGCATCAAACGCAAAAACATATTTGGGTCCCATGGCTTTAGTAGGTGTTATAGTTGCTACAATAATTGGCTATTTTATTGGTTTATATAGTACTCCTAATTATGAGCAAGACATTACCAATTATTATTCTGTTAATTTAGCAAATCAAGAAGTGAAAAAAGCAAAAGCGAGTGTAAGTAGAGAAAAAGTAAAAATATGCCATAAAGTAAAAGAGATACAAATGACAAATACAAATACTTTTGAAGAAGGTGGACCATTAGAACAAGAAGACGCATTAAATATTCGAGGAGGTGGAAAAAGGCAAGCAACAATAAATAAAAATAAAAAATATAATATTAAATTTGTTTAAAAACTTAAAAAGAATTTATTTATAATATACATGTCTCAACAACCAATTATTTCGAAAAAGAAGCAACCATTTATTAGTGTGTGCACTCCGACCTTTAATAGAAGACCATTTATTCCCTATTTAATTAAATGCTTTGAACAACAAACATATCCTAAAGAAAAAATGGAATGGATTATTATTGATGATGGTTCTGACTCGATTGAAGATTTAGTTAAACATATTCCTCAAGTAAAGTATTTTAGAGAAACAAAAAAAATGAATCTAGGAAAAAAACGTAATTTCATGCATTCAAAATGTTCAGGAGAGATTATTATTTATATGGACGATGATGATTATTATCCTCCTGAAAGAGTATCTCACGCGGTAGAAAGTCTTGTTAAGCATCCAGAATATTTAATTGCTGGTTCAAGTGAGATGCATATTTATTTTGATAGTTTAAAAAAGGTATATCAATTTGGCCCCTATTCTGCGAATCATTCGACTGCAGCCACATTTGCATTCCGTAAAAAACTTCTTAAAAAAACTAAATATGATGAAGGCAGTTTTATTGCTGAAGAAAAGCAATTTTTAAAAAACTATACGATTCCATTATTTCAATTAGACGCACAAAAGGTAATTTTAGTTTGTTCGCATAAACATAATTCTGTAAATAAGGAAGAACTTTTACAAAATAAAGAAATGTCAGTTATTACTGATTCAAAATATGTTCCAGAGGATTTTATTAAAGATCCTGAATTATTGGAATTTTATACAAGTGGAGTAAACAAGGAATTAGAAAATTATAATATTGGTAAACCTGAAGAAAAACCTGGTCTTTTAAAAAAAATTAAGGAAAATAAAGAAAATAGAAATAAATATATTGAAAATGCTCAAAAAGAAAATGAGTTGGATTATTTAAAAATGTTTATTGAAAATAATTTACAGCAAAATGGTAAAAAGTAATGTTGATAAATTTTATATATTATATTCAATAATATATAAAAAATAAAATATATACCTATCTATTCATCGTTTGATTCTTCAATTGGAATGTCCTCTGTTGCTGGCGCATCTTCTTTAATATACTTATCAATATATCTGTAAATACGATTAATATCTAATTTTGTAATTTCACAATTTTCAAATAATTGCAATAACTCTTGCTCAGAATATTTATCTCGGATATATAAAAAGAAAACTAACAAATCTTTTTTATCCATTCCTAATTCCTGGCATAAATTTTGAATAAATACAGAATTATTAAATTCAGTTGAGTACTTAGTCAATACTTTTGTAAAACGAATTTCAGATGGGTTAAATATAGACTTATCAGGAAATGTATCGTGCAATATTTTATTATTGTAAAATGTTTTTATTAAAGAACTCATTTCATTAAATTGCCAAATTTGTTTTTGAAATGTAATCCTATCAATATAATCTGAAACACACATATTATTAAGAATTTTTGAATAAAAGGGTATTGTTGTTTGTTTATTGTATTTTCCAATAACATCAATAATATTTTCATGCCATAATAGTCCAACAATAGTTCTATCAGTTTCATTCATTACATTCAAATGACTTTCAAGTGGATAATAATTATTAATAATTTTTTTAGTAATATGTTTTGTATCATCATTAAATGATTTCATTATAAAAATATTTTTAATTAAATTATTGTTTAAAGCGGTTTCTTTACTCTTATATAATTTTTCTAATGTTACTATCTTTCTTAAATCTCCTTGAATATAATGTATTGTATTATTAATTAAATTTTCATCTAAATTTGGCATAAGTATATGAAGCAAATTTGATATTTGTGGTCTAGTAGGCGTTTTTAGTTCAATTACGTGCGATACTTTAATTAAGTCTTGGATTTTTTTGTCAATATGATAATTTCCTATACATATAATGGGAACCATAGTTTGTTCTTCCAGTTTTTGCTTCTTTGTTTTTTTAGGTCGAATAATCTTAATAAGTGATGTAATACCACCTTTATCACCACTATTCATTCCATCAATTTCATCCATAATAACAGCGACTTTTCTTTTTGATTTTTGAAACATACTCATAACATTTCTATCGGACATATTATTTTTCGTGATTGTTTCAATAATTGTTTTAGTTCTAATATCTCCTGAATCGTATTTGATTATATCATAATTCAGTCCTTTTAATATATTTGTTACAAATGTAGTTTTTCCTGTTCCAGGTTCACCATAAACATAAATACTTTTTTTAATAGTTAGGTCGTGTTTATTTAATTCAAAGTGAGATAAAATATCTTTTATTTTAGTCTCTTCTAAGTCTCTATTTAGAATTGTATTCATATTTATGTTTTCCATCTTATATATCTTATTGTTTTCTTTTTATGTTGATTTTTAACTAATCCCAATTCTTTAATTAAATGATTTAATAATTTAACACATTTTTTCGAATCGTTATCAATGCTGTAATGAAGTAAAAAATATAAATAATTCATATAAATGCAATCTTTATGATAGTAATTACGCATAGACAACCAGTGATAACTAAACTCATAAAATAATTTATTCACAACATAGTCATTATCTTGTCGTATCATAGAACGTATATAAAGTTCAGAACGTGGCTTAATTGTGTCACTAAATAAGTAATGATATCTATTATAATAGTCTTTGTTTACAAAAACAAATGATACATATGGTATATATTCTTTAATTAATTCGACTAATTCTTCTGGAAGAGTATTTATATATCGTAATATAGACTTTTCATTAACATTTAATTTGTTAGTTAATTGTTTTATTTTACTGTAATTATCTAAGTTTTTTTGATATTGATTTTGATTTATGTTTGTATTCATACTAACAATATATAATAAATTATTTTTATATATTGATACATATATTATTTAAGTGTAATAAAGTTATAATAAGTATAAATTATTCATTTGTCGCATCTTGATTACAAGGGTTTGAAACACCTGATGTTATTCCATCCCAAGTTACTCCGCATGCTTTTGCCCATTTATATTTAGCACATTCGCCATTTGATGAATTAAATGGATTCATATTAAAATTCATTGTGTTTGGTTTTCCTTTGCTTGGTACATTACAAGTTCCTAAACGTTTAGAATTAAGACACGCCTGTCCATTTCCGGATAAGTCTAACCAATAATCAGGACAATCTCCAACAATAGGGGGCCAAGATACAGAACTACTTGATTTTGTCAAAGAAACACCAATCCAAACTAACAAAAGAATTAAAATAATTAAGGCTATTGCTGCTATCGTTTTTTGAAAATTCATCTCTTTATATTAAATACATATATTTTTTATAAAAAATATTTACATTTTGTAATTTGTCAATTTGACACTATTTATTTCAAATTTTATAAAAATATAATAAATATAATTATTATATACTTATTATATAATGAATTACAATAAAAGTTCAAATGGAAGAATTGATTTAATAAATAAAACGCAACCACCCGATATTACTAATTTGTTTTCTTTGTATGATAAAATACCAGCAAATCAATGTACGACATTTAGAGACGCTACAATTGGTCAATGGAATGAAACCGAATTATCTAAAGCCTATTTTTCACAAAATAATATACAATTGCTTCAAAATGGTATACGTGCAGGCGTTTATTATAAATCGAATGGACAATATACAATTGGACAACAAGATTGTGAAGCGCTAAAAATTATTATGAGAAGTACATTTTTATCTTACGCGGTAAATTTACCTGAAAATATTTCAGGACAAATACAAGAACTAAATAAAAAAGTAATTGATTATTGTATTGAACACGTATTTTCAGAAGCCCAAGGTTATATGAAATATATACAAGATGTGAGTACTTTACCTGTTCCCATTGCTACACCAGTTATGACGAATCAACGAGATAAAAATACATACAAAATGCCTACATGGTTCTAGATTTAAGTAAATTCTTATATAAAAAATTACTTAAATGGTTAATATAATAAAATCATTATTTATTTCTTTTTCTTTTCAATAGGAACAAAATCAAATACTTCATCCTCAATAAACTCGACATCAATATTTGTAATATTACTGCTTAGATTTATTTTTGGATTTATATTTGTTTTGTTAGTTACCTTTTTTGTTGCTCCACTTTGTTTAACAACTATTTTATTGGATTTATTTACATTTTTACTCTTACCCTTACTATTACTATTTGTTTCACCCAATAAAGCATCTTTTCTAACATCACAAAATGTATCATATTCCTTTTCTAATAATTCCAATTCATATAACCACATTTGTTGAATTGTAGTTTCTTTAATTCTTTCAAGTTCTTCTTTTTTGTCTTCATATTCCTTAAGCAATTTTTGAACTTTTTCATTTGATACACTATACATAGGCATCTTTAATAAATAGCTATATTCATATTCATCAGATTCTAATGTGTCATAATCTTTATTTGATAACATCGCAATAATTTCAGATTCAGTCTTTTTTCTTAAATCAATTGTCCCTTCTAAGACTTCACTAATATATTTTGCCTTATTTGATAATACAAGTAATTCTTTTTCTAAACTAGAAATCATATGTTCCTTACGAATATCATAATAATCTAAACGAATGTCATAGTAGTCATCAATAATATCTTCAACTGATTCATACTTTTGCAACTTGTCATTATAATCAAATAAATTCATATTGGTAGTCGAACTCGTATTTGTTAACTTCAATAACTTTTCCAATCCATTACATCCATTATCCCCCTGTTGTGTCTCTAACTCAGCAAGTTTACCTTTTGAAAACTGAATGTCAAAATCCACAGATGTATCAGTAAAATTTTCACTAATTTGTTTAATAACAGGAACTATTTTTTTTCCATCTTTGTCTTTATCATTTTCTAATTCAGATAATAATTCTTTAAAATCTTCTGTCCAATATCCCACAGGCAATTCAGTTACTTTAATTTTGTCTTCTCCAATAACTTCATATTTCCCCTTGAACATATACTTTTTTTCACCTATCTTTTCAATTGTTCCATTAAATCCTTCATAATATGGAACAAATTCGATAGTATCAGTTACTTGTAATAATTTGTTTTTAATATAAGCAATAATATCTTTTGGATTATAACACATAATTTCTGTACTAAAACCAGTACCAATTCCCTTAGTTCCATTAACTAACACCATAGGAATAATAGGAACATAAAACTGCGGTTCAACTGGTGTTCCATCGTCGCTTAAATAGTTAAGAATATGATCATCTTTTTCAGGAAATATACATCTTGTAATTTTTTCTAATCGTGTAAAGATATATCTTGGAGACGACGCATCAGAACCACCTTTAATTCTTGAACCAAACTGACCAGCTGGAAAGAGTAAATTAATGTTATTTGAACCTACAAAATTCTGAGCCATTCCAACGATCGCTTTATTTAAACTTTCTTCACCATGATGATAGCAAGAGTGTTCAGACACATATCCGCTAAATTGCGCTACCTTAAATTCAGAAGTGAGGCGTTTCTTGAATGCACAATACAAAATTTTACGTAATGAGATTTTAAGTCCATCCATAATATTAGGAATACTTCTGTCGCAATCATATTTTGAAAAGTGAATCAGTTCCTTATTAATAAACTCTTCATATGGAATCATAGTTTTACCTGTATCTGCAAAACTATTACGATTATACACATTTTCTAACCAATGTTTTCTATCATCTGCTCTCTTTTTATTGAAAACCATATCAATTGTATCATCACTTACCTTACCTGTATGTTCAAATCCAACAAACTTTTTTTCTTGAAAATACTCAATGAATTCAGTTTTTGTTGATGTACCTAACCCCTTATAATACTTAATATTCCATCCTTTAATATCGTTTGTTTCTTTCCAGTGTTCATATTCTCCATCATTATAGAATTTTAATTCTTGATTACCTTTTTTAGCTTTAAGAATAGGTGTATTCATAAAGCCAATAAATCCTGGAATATGCGTCAACGTTGACCATTCATTCTGAAATAAATTAATACATAATCCTTTAATATGACTACCATCTAAATCTTGATCTGTCATAAATACAACCTTGCTATAACGTAGATTTTTATGAACATCTTCAATCGATTGATATTCTTTTCCTGATTCTAGTCCAAGAATTTTTTTAATTTCAGCAATCTCTTTATTTTCTGATACTTTCTTTACATTTTCGCCTCTTACATTCATAACCTTGCCTTTTAATGGATATACCCCAATAGTGTCTCTGTCTTTTTGTGATAACCCGGAAATAACTCCTGTTTTGGCTGAGTCTCCCTCGCAAAAGATAAGAGTACATAATTTTGATTTTTCAGTTCCAGCAAAATTCGCATCTGTTAATTTAGGAATGCCCTTTACAGATTTTGATTTAGTTCCATCAGTCTTTTTGGCTGCTTTATTTTCTTTTACTTCAGTGATTTGAAGTGCCGCGTCCATTACACCCATTTTAGCGATTTTCTCAATGAATTTATCACTTACATCACATTTTGAACCAAATTTACTCATAGGTGTATTCATAAAATCTTTTGTTTGACTATCAAACGCAGGATTTTCAATATCACAACGCAAGAATAAGATTAGCTGTTCCTTAATCGAATTTGGGTTTACCTTTACCTTTTTCTTGCTTTCAATATAATCAGAAAGTTTTCGGGTAATTTGATTCAAAATATACTCAACGTGTTTTCCACCCTTAGATGTATAAATACCATTTACAAAAGATACTTGAATAAATTCATTTGTAGGAGTTAAAGCAACTGAATATTCCCAGCGTTCGTTTGCTTCTTCATATACTCTCGGTGATTCGGTTTTGTCACCAATATACAAATCAATATATTGCTGAAAGTTTTTAGTATGAATTACTTGTGAGTTATATTTAACCTTAATGCTTTTGTCCGTTACCGCAGAAATATCATATACTCTCTTTTTAAGCAATGCGATAATATCGGGAGTTAATCCATCAATTCCAAGACGCTTATAATCTGGCTTAAATACTACTTTTGTATATGGTTTTGCTTTACTTGCTTTAGTAATTTTTGGTTCGCAAATAGTATCCAAGTTGTCTTTGAATTCTTGATAATATTTTAATCCGCGAATGTGATCGATTGTTTCAACGGAACCAAATGTTGACCAAATAAGCACAAGTTTAAAACCAAACCCATTTTTACCACCGACAATCTTTTTTTCTTCTTTATTATAATTTGTAGATGTTCTTAGATGCCCAAAGATTAATTCTGGAACCCAAGTCTTATATTCAGGATGTTGAACCACATCAATTCCATTTCCATCATTAATCATTACAATCGTTCCATCATCTTGAATCGATATATCAATATATGTAACTGGAATTGAATTTTCAACATTTTGACTAACCTTGGTCTGCATTCGAATAACGTGATCTCTACAATTTACAATCCCTTCATCAAATAGTTTGAATAGACCAGGAATATAGTTAATATGTTTCTCAATAATTTTAGTACTCGTATCGTTCATAATCCATAAATCTGTATCAACATTCTCAACTGAACCAATATAGGTATCAGGGTTATCGAGAATATGTTGCTTATCAGTTTTTTGTTGAACGTCAAAATATAATTCTTCAGCATTGCTCATTGTTACGTTAATATATTATGTCGAGTTCTATTTATGTTTTTATTTTCAATTTTATTTTATAAAGTTTATTTATAATATAACATAAACTAACAAAATATGCATCCAACCTATAAATTTAAATCAACATCAAGTCATAATTTAAGACAGATTATGTATAAGCAATATTTAAGAGAATATTACCAAAAAGCAGTTAATTTAAGTAAATATGGGGAATATATTACACCGATTGAAGGAGAAAACGATTATTTTTGCCAATGCATACAACAACGTGCAAATTCAATCAAACAAGGTTATAATGACCCTTCACAGACTAATAACCAACGAGCTTCTCAAATACTTACAGGAACTTTAGGCGGAAAAACAACTTTTGGCAATTTAAATCGACCTGTTACAGTTAATTATATGGGTGGCTGGGAAGGTCAACCAGGAGGTATGCCGAAGGTTCCAAGAAACGTCTTTTAACATTTGTTAGTTTATAGTGCGTTTTATAAATTATTATTTAGAGATAATTATTTTTTCTTTGTTTATTTTATAAATGGCTGGTAAAAAAATGGTTAATATCGGTACTCGTGCCGAAGTTATGCACGGCACTGCTAAAAAAACATCAGGTGGTTTAAAAAAGGAAGACTTAATGTATAACAAGGCTGGACGTATTGTTTCCAAGGATAAGCATTTTACTGCTAAAAAGGAAATGAGACTTTTAAAGCACGGATATGGCACAAAGAAGGGTATGTTTGGTTTTGTTAAGGTTGCAAGTAAAAAGGCTTCTAGATCTAAGGGAAAGTCTAGAAAGATGAGAGGTGGCAATGGTATGGGATTATTATCCCCTGCTGGTGTGAATGATTCTATGATGATTAAGGATGTTGTTCCTCAACCATTTGGTCCTCTCCAACGTGCTTTAGTTGGTGGCAGACGCAAAAGTAGAAGAATGAGAGGTGGATTACCCTATGGAAACTCTATGGCTCCTGCCGGCGCTATGGCGTCTGGAATTGATGGACAAGGCATTACTAACTATGGTTCTATGGGTTCTGATTCTGTTCAAATCGCTGCGGGTATGGCTGGTGGTAGAAGACATAGAAGAGGAATGAGAGGTGGTACCAATGATAGACGCTTTATGATGGGTGCTCCTGCTATTCCCTCTAATCCTACTTTGGCAGCGTTAAATGCTTAGATTACATTATATTAATTATTGAATAATAATTTATTTATTCAATAATAACTTATTTATTTAGAGCAAGATGTAGTTTAAATGGTCACGAGAAAAATCATACAGATAAAATACTTTTTACATATTATAAAATATCAAACTATTATATATAATGAAAATTTCCAATTATAAAATACAAACTGGCGGTTTAGAACCATTACTTAAGGTTCCTAATTTTAAATATACATTTAATTTAACGAGAAAATTATTTATTGGATATGTTTATCCATATGCTGATTATTTTATTAATTCTATAACTAATATTCCATTCGAACAATATTCATATACAGGAAATACTGAATATATTAATTATGAGGATGATGTACAAACTATACAACCGTGTAATAGCACTAATTCTCCTGTCTATATTTTAACTGGTGGTTCTGTTTATATATTATTAAATAAAAAATTTAACAATATTGATTTATATGATTATTGTGATGCAACTGGGGATATTGATGTTTCTTTATATCCACCTAAATTAACTACTGATTTAGATGCTGGTGTTAAATTTTTAAGTGTAGATGGAAAAATTACATCATTTTATAGTAATTTTACAACATGGGTATTTCAAAATATGGTCAAAAATATTAAATCTATACAAACTTTATTTATTAATGAACAAGGTTTTGTAAATTTTGATATAGAAGATTATCAAGATATACCAAGTAAATATAAACATTCTGATTTTGGATATAATATTGAAAGACTTGGTAAATTTTATGTTGTAGCCTTTTTGAATGATGATAAAACTATGTTTAAAATACAAGTTGTTTGTAAAATTCAGGATTCTAATATATCTTCGATTGACCATGTTATTGAAATTATTATTCCACTTCCAGAAGATGATCCAGAGTTTTGTCCATCAGATGAATCATATAAACCACCTAGTTTTAATACTATAGAAATTAACCAACAAAAATTTAATGTTCAAATGTTTGGTGGATTAATACGAGATAACATTAGCGCATACACAGAGAGAAAAAATATTTATGGAAAACCGAATCAAAATGAATTTATACATAAATCGATTAATCATATTGCGCGTCTTTTTTATTTATATGAATTGATTTATAGAAATCATGATGTATATGATTTTAAACAAAATACGTTTAATAATTTATTATTTTTATATGGTATGCAAAAAAAGAAAATAAATGAACTTAAATTTTTATATTATTATAAAATAGTTGATAATAAGTTTAATACTATTAAAGTTGATACAAGATTTTTTTTAAATTCATATTTAAATTTAATTATTCTTGATAATTATACATATAATAATTTTAAAAACCAAAATCCAGATTATTTTGTTGATGATAATAATATAACAAATATCCAAAAAAATCATAATAGATTTATTATTGAACTATTTAATGATGATTTGTTTGAACCATCTGGTCTATTAACATTCAGTGAAACAACTGGTGGAAAAAGAAGACGAAATACACGCAAATCAAGAAAAATATATAGAAAAAAATCTCGTAAAATTAGAAAAAAGATATAATAATTAAATATACATTATTTGAAATTATTATTTATAATTTATTATTACTAGTAAACCAATCGCAACTAACAAACATACCATATAAAATATATTCGGACAAGTATTTGTGAATAAAAGCATCAAAATAGTTTTTATTAATAATATAATATTGTTTACAATCGATAGTTGATTTTGCTTTAAAATATGCTTTATATGAATTATACAAATCTCCAAATGAAATAATTGGTTCTTTATCATCGGTACCTAACTTATAATCATTTAAAAAGTCTTTAATATCTTGCTGTTTATTCCACAAATAACAATGAATTCCAATAATGTTTTTACTATCAATTATTTTAATAGAATTTTCTGTGTCACAAAAATAGTGTTTAATAATATTGATTAACTCTTTTTCGCTAATACTAACATTTTTATTTACACTTTTATATAATAAAATTAATTCATCTACATCATATTGATCCAAAATTGTTTCATGATCTTGATTTTGAATGTATATATATTTTTCCCAAAATTTTAAAAAATTACTTATGGATGGCAAATATTTACTTGTTATACCATAAAATATTGTATTTATATTTATATTTATATTTGTATTTGTATTATTTATTTCTCTTGATTATTATTTTATTGTACTATATTTTTTAACTAACAACTCTTTTAGTTTATCAGAATAAATAACATTTGGTAGGCCATTTGCATTTAAAAAATGAAACCATAAATAATGCAAATTTTTCCAAGTAATAGTTGCTTCGTTGTTGTTAGTTTGTATAATATATTCACTTGTAAATTGAGTTAAAATATATTCTTCTGATGAATTATGTTTAAAATACATGATTTTTGATTGAATTGTTTTATCATCACATATATTTGAAATATAATTGTCGCTATTTTCATATTTATCAGAATAATAACACGCAACACATATAATATCAATTCCATAATTACTAATAATATCAGTTATAATATCATTCACGACAAAGTTGGAACTAGGTTTAATAAGTCTATAATCTACTAATTTGTGATTTTCGTGATATTTAGTTATAAAATTATTGATTACTTTTATTCCAGAGGTAATATGGCAAATCTCATCTATTAATGTAACCATTTTTTTTAAATGTTGATTAATAAAATATTTGTTTTCCAAACACTTTTTAAGAATACAATCACCTATTAATGTAAGAAAATACTTAGTATGTATTTTGCTTTCAAAAACTGATGAAAAAATATTTATTACATTTTGAATTGTATATGATTCAGGAGTTGATTTCAAAAGGCAACTTTCTTTTATTTGCTTGATAATCATTTGCTTTGTTTTATGTTTCCATTGAGATAGCTTGGGTTGATTTGTTAATGCGGTTAATAATGTATGTTGTATTTCATCTTCACTAATAATACGATAATGTTTAGTATCATATTCGTAAAAGAATAAACTATATGGCATATGATAGTATTGATGTTTGTTTAAAAATACTTTACAAAAATTTTCTTGTTCAGACGTAAGTTCATTATATTTTATAATGCGATCATCATTTTTTTTATTTTCAGTCTCCACAACATTTTCCAAGTTAGTGATATGTGATTTTATTCGCGATAATATATATTCATTGTTAGTATATTTGGTATATACTTGTTCCAAAATATTTGTAAGATTATTTAACTCGTCAGACATTATACTTGTATTTTCGTTTGTCTTTAAATACTTTTAAATATATATTTAATTTATGGATACAAAAAAGATGAATAAAAGGTATATACCAAAATCATTATCTAAAAAAGATAAGAAAAAACAGCTGTCTATGTTACAAAGGTCAAGAAAATTATATAAAAAAGGATTATTTTATACAAGAAAACCTGTAAAATCATTTACATCAAAGCCTTCCAAGTTTGTTAGTAAAGCTTTGAAAAAATATAATGTAGAAAAAATTGGAGCAACTAAAGAATTAGCAAAAAGTTCTGGATGTTCTATTCCAACTTTAGAGAAAATAATTAATAAAGGTCAAGGCGCTTATTATTCATCTGGTTCAAGACCAAATCAAACCTCTCAATCCTGGGGGATTGCTCGTTTGGCAAGTGCACTAACAAATGGAAAGGCTGGTGCGGTCGATTATGATATTTTAATAAATGGTTGTAAAAAGGGTTCAAAAGGATATTTATCCGCAAAAAAATCGAGAAAAATATTTGGCAAAGGACATAGAAAAGTTCCTAAGATAAATATATAATATTTAAAAATAATTATTTAAAGAATTGCGTTTACATTTAGTATAGTATGTCACAATTCATGAATAAAACAATGTCCACGGAAGGCAATGTTTTAACTATTAAAACAGTTCAAATCGCTCCATTTAGAACATTAATGACAGCATTAAAAGATATTTTATTAGAAACAAACATGTATTTTCAGCCAGATGGCATTCGTATTATTAATATGGACAAATCGCAAACTATCATGGTTCATTTATATTTAGAATCAAAAAACTTTGAATTTTATGAATGCAAAAAAGAAAAGATTATTATTGGTGTAAATATGTTTCATTTATTTAAGCTCATTAATACTATCGATAATGATGACACTCTAACGATTTATATTCAAAACAAGGATTATTCTGATGGAATTGTATCACATTTATCATTAAAATTTGAGAATGGTGATATTAAGCAATGTAAGACACAAAGTTTAAAGTTAATTGAGCCAGATCAAGATGAGTCAGTTGTTCCTGACGTGAAATTTTCATCAATTATTAATTTACCATCATCCGACTTTCAAAAGATTATTCGGGATTTTTCTGCTGTATCTGACAAGATTGAAATTAAGTCAGTTGGGAATGAATTGATTTTTAAGTGTAAGGGACATTTTGCAAACGTTGAAATTCGACGTGAAGAATCAGATGGTTCAATGGAATTTGTTTGTAAGCAAGATTCGTCGAAGATTATTCAAGGAGAATTTTCATTAAAAAATTTGGGTTATTTTATTAAATGCACTAATTTGTGCTCACAAATTGAGATGTATTTGGAAAATGATTTGCCATTAGTAGTTAAGTATGATGTAGCATCATTAGGGTCAATTCGATTATGCGCCGTTCCAACACAAAATTAAATTTTGAAATGAATTATTATATTTATATATTTATGATTATTATTATATATTTTATTCGATTATAATATATAATGTCGAGTTATTTAGGTTCGAAAAAATGTTGTAATGGAAATTATTATGAAAAAGTTGTTGGTCCACAAGGGTATCAAGGCGAACAAGGTCCGATCGGCTCTTTTGGCAATCAAGGATTTCAAGGCTTTCAAGGAAATCAGGGAGCAACAGGAATTGGTTGTAGAGGACCACAAGGATTTCAAGGAAATCAAGGTGTTACTGGGATGCAAGGATTTCAAGGCGATAAAACATTTATTATTGATCATCCAACAGAAGTAAATAAATATTTAGTACATGCTTGTTTAGAAGGACCTGAAAATGGAGTCTATTATAGAGGCAAAGGAAAAATAGAAAATGATATATGGACTACTGTTCAATTACCTAATTATGTTACAAAACTAGCTACTAATTTTACAATTCATTTGTCTAAAAAGTATAATTGTGATACTAACAGTAATTTAACTTTTACCGATATCGATGAAAATAGCGAATTTATTGTTTATGGAAATAATTGCGAATTTCATTGGATTGTATATGGTGAACGTAAACCTTTAGTAGTAGAACCAAACAAAGATGATATTGTTATACACGGAAACGGGCCTTATACTTGGCACACAGCAAAATAAGACAATAGTTTATTTTACTTTTTCTATTATATTTACTTTTCTAATAGTATATATAATGGCATTTACTCGATTTCACGATGACCCTTGTAGAATAATGAAACAATTACAACAACAAACAGATCAAGGACGATGGATATTGGATGTCCCTGGAAATGGAACAAAACCTTGTTTTATGTTAGATCCACATATTATTCCTCAAAAATGGGGAGGCAATTTATGGACACATTCGACTGATATTCAAAGTTCTCTTTTAGGCATTGATAAGTTGGTAAACAGAGATTGTTTAGATCAAAGTAAATATAAAACACAATCAGTTTATTCTTCACCAATTGACTATCCAGTTTGCGATACGTTTTTAACAACTGAACAAACTAGAGCAACTTTACCAGCATGGACATTTAGAGATTTACCTCAAAATCACGCATATATACTACCAAATAATCCACAGGCAAATACTGAAATGCCTTTTAGAAACTATTCTAGCACAAGAATTTTAGAAAAAGATAATTTTATTAGAGAATTTGATTGTATGCCTAAAAATGACCAAACCTATACTTTACCTAGTCAAAATTATAACCAAACTAACAAAAGTGCTAGACAAGTAGTTAAAAATACTAATTCATATAAACAAATTTAGAATATTATCCAAAAGTGAATTAATTAATTTAAATTATATTAAATTATATTTATACTTTTTTAAAAGTATATGTATATATATAATAATGGAAATAGCAATACCTTTATTAACATTAGGAGGGTTATATGTTATATCAAATCAAAATAATGCCAATACAAAAAATACAAATAACAATAATACGAATACAAATAATAATACAAAAGAAAAATTTACAAATATGGGCATTCGAAGTAACTTACAAGGAGCCAACTTGGAATCCAGATTTAATAACTATTTACCAAATACTAATGTACCGCCTCAAAATTATCCTATCACAAATAATAATGAACTTGTACATAACTCACAAGAATATCCTAATCCCAACTCAGCAACAGATAAGTATTTAAATCAGGGAGTATATCAAGAAAAACAACGTGCTGGCGATCCTGTTAGTAACAATATGCAACAAGTTTATTCCTTATCAGGAAATTATATGAATACAGCAGAGTTTACGCATAATAATATGGTTCCTTTTACTGGGCCAAAAGCAAGAGGTCAAATATATAACAATAACAATTCTGAAACCATTTTAGACAATTATGTAGGCAATGGTTCTCAAATAGTCAAAAAGATTGAACAAGCACCTCTTTTTAAACCTCAAGATAATGTACAATGGACATATGGTACGCCAAACATGAGTGAATTTTATCAATCACGAGTTAATCCCGCAACTAAAAACAATATGGTTAAACCATTTGAGAGTATTCGTGTTGGTCCTGGCTTAGATGATGGTTACACAAATAGAGGTACAAATGGATTTAATTCTGGTATGGAAGCCCGCGACAAATGGTTGCCGAAAACAGTCGATGAGTTACGCGTTTCTACAAATCCAAAGGAGGAATTTTCTTTACTGGGTCATGAAGGATCGGCTCAATCGGTGATTAAAAATGTTGGCATTCAAGGTAAAGTCGAAAAATATAGACCAGACACATTTTTTGTTAATTCACAAGATAGATGGTTAACTACAACTGGTGCCGAAAAAGCGACACGTATGGTTTCACAAGAAGTATTTCGGCCTTCAAATAGAAATGAAACAACTACCTATCAACAAGGAACTCCTAATGCTGTTTTAAAAACTGCTAGTTATGTCCCAAAGACATATGAAGAAACAAAACGAATTCAGTTAGAAGGATATGATGTAGGTCACTCAGTTGCCACTGGAACAGCACCATTACATCACGATAAGGATAATAATCATAAAAGTCATACTAATTATGAAAATAGTAGAAGTATAAATAAACCCGCAGAAACATTTGGTTCTGGATTTTCGTCTGCAATTGGCGCAGTTATGGCTCCTATAATGGACATTTTGAAACCTGGAAGAAGAGAAGAATATACATGCAATATGCGTGTTTATGGAAATATTGCAGGCGAGGTTCCTTCTGCTTATGTATTAAATGAAGGGGATGTTCCAGGTACTACTATTAAGGAAACTACATTATACCAACCAAATGGATATATTAATAGTCAAAAGGATAATGCAGGATATATAGTTTCAAATGATAGACCTATTTCAAATCAACGTGATACAACAACGATTAATAGTTATTCTGCACCAGTCGGCACAAAACAAGGTGCTAAATTGTATGATAATGTATATAGACAAACTAACAATGAAAGTAAAGAGAAATTAGTTGTCGGAAGAACAAATCAAGGTAATGCCAAGATGTTTAATTCTCAGGTGAATATGTCAATGTCCAAATTAGATTCTGATAGAGAAAACAATCGTTTATGGGCGCCACAAGCTACTATGGCGGCGGGTCCATCTATGCAAACATATGGAAAGGCAAATATGCCTCAATATTACGATCAGTGTCAAGGTTGTGACAGAATATCGCCTGATTTGTTAACCGCATTTAAGGAAAATCCATATACACAAAGCTTATATAGTGTTGCATAAAACTATTACCCATATAAAATTGATTTAATAAATGATTATATTAAAATTATATAAAGAAATACGTATATATTTATATAATTCTAGAATTTAAAAATGGCAACTATTATCCCCAAAGTTTATCCCAAATGTATTCATTCTTTTAATAAATGGCTTAATTCCAATCCCGAATATATTAAAATATACAAACTTATTGGTTCACCTACTGCTTTTGATGTAACATTGCGCGATGGAATTCAGGGTCTTAGTAGTATGTCGTTTGATGAAAAGGTCAATATTTATAATCTAATATATAAAACACATCAACCAAAAAATATGGAAGTTGGTTCTATTGTATCGGATAGGGTACTGCCAATATTTAGCGATTCATTAAGTGTTTATGATTATGCAACTACTCTAAAAGGTACAATTATGCATAATAAAAAATACTCTACAAATAGATTAGTAACAACTGATAATTGGGTTTTAATTCCAAACGAAGATCAATTTAATAAAATACAAACGCATTTAGATATGCCAAATTTGTCTTTTATTACCTCTGTTTCAGAAAAATTCCAATTAAAAAACACAAAAATGACTATTGACCAAAGTATCCAAAATATTAGGAACATTATGACTAGACTTGATGATAGTATGAATGAATTCGAATCTATTCCAAAGACAAAAGTGTATGTTTCTTGTATTTCAAAATGTCCTGTTACAAAAGAAGAAATTGAGATTGACCAAATAATGGAAACTTTAGTTAAGGTAAATCAATTAAATCCTGATATAATTTGTTTGTCAGATACTTGTGGTACTCTTGAACTTGATGATTTTGATACAATTATGAGACGTTCAAGAAAATTAGGTATTCCATTATATAAATATGGACTACATTTACATGTCCCAAATGGACGTGAAGTTTTTGTAAAAAGTATAATGGT